TATTCCGAGGGAAGCACAAGTAAAGCAGTCCCTCGGAAGGAGCGAAGGCATATGTTTAGAGACTGAATACATTGTAGTAACATCAAGATTTCCCGCAGGGTAAGACTTGCGGGCTTTTTCTATTTTAGGAAAGTTTTTTCGGAAAAATGGCCCGCTGTTCTCTTTCAGGAATCAGGAAGGTATAAGCAATAACGCTGACAGGCTGCCTTCCCGGATTTCGGAGGTAGAGAACATGCAGGTAACACAGATGGCTGGCGGCGTTCCGGGAAAGGGTGCGTCAAAGCCGACCAATCAGGAAATGCAAAACGAATATAACTACGTTCTTGCGGAACAGCTGACGCAGAAACTGCTTGCGGAAGGGCTTATTAGTGGAGATGAATTTGAGAAAATACAGGCAAAAAACCGCCAGACTTTTTCCCCTTTTATATCGAAGATAATTCCATAAATGACTTGCTATTTCAGGCGTTTAGAGTGATGTATAGACTACCACGAACGGAGGGGGAGGTGAGACAATGAAACGGATAACAAAGATTGAAGCGACAAAAGACAGTAAACGGAAGTTGCGCGTTGCTGCCTATGCCAGGGTATCTACGGGTTCCGATGAACAGCTGGTCAGCCTGGAAACCCAGAAGAACCATTATGAGCGGTATATTAAGGCAAGGCCGGATTGGGATTATGCCGGGTTGTATTATGACGAAGGCATTACCGGCACCAAAAAGGAAAAGCGGGAAGGGTTGCTTCGTATGCTGGCCGACTGCGACAAGGGGCTGATTGATTATATTGTGGTGAAGTCCATCAGCCGGTTTGCCCGGAACACGGTCGACAGCATTGAAATGGTAAGAAACCTCTGTGAAAAGGGAATCTACATTTACTTTGAAAAAGAGAATATCGACACGGGCAAGATGGAAGGCGAACTTCTGCTTTCCATCCTTTCCAGTTTGGCGGAGAGCGAATCAAGGTCGATCTCAACCAATATAACCTGGGGTATCCAGAAACGGTTCGCGAACGGAACCTACAAAATCGGATACCCTCCATATGGTTATGACAATGTGGACGGGCAGATGCTTGTGAACGAAGAGCAGGCCAGGACGGTGCGCTGGATATTTGGGGTAATCCTGGAAGGAAAGTCACTAGGAAGGGTGGCAAAGGAACTGAACGCAAACGGCACGCCTACCAAAAAGGGCGGCAGATGGACAGCGTTTACCATAAACGGCATGGTCAAAAATGAAAAGTACACGGGTGACGTGATACTTCAAAAGACCTATACCGATGACAGTTTCAACCGGCACGTGAACCACGGTGATAAAACTCAGTATTATTGGAAGAACCATCATGCCCCGATAGTGAGCCATGAGGTTTTTGAAGCGGCGAATGCAATTCTTAAAGCGAATGGGCAGGAAAAGGGGATAGGGAATAATACCGACAAGTACAAAAACCGCTACGCAATGTCTGGGAAGATTATCTGCGGAGAATGCGGCAGCACCTGCAAACGGGTCAAGCTGAACAACCATTTCGGGTTTGCCTGCAACACGCATGCCAGGGACAAAGAAGCCTGCGGCATGAAGACAATACCCGAAAATGCTGTGAAAGCGGCGTTCGTTACCATGATGAACAAGCTGACTTACGGGCGGAGCAGAATTCTCCTGCCATTTGCAGAGATGCTTAAGGCAGTAAAGAAGAAAGATGTCCTGGACAGGCTGAACGAACTGGAGGATCTTCTGGAAAAGAACACGGAACGCAGCCGGCAGGTAAATCAGTTCTATACCAAGGGCTTGCTGGACCCTGCGGTACATGCAGAAGAAAGCGAAGCACTGGGAAAAGAAAGGGAACAGTACCTTTCAGAAAAGCGGGCACTGGAAAAAATGTTCTGTGGCAGCTATGAACAGAAGGAGGCACTGGCAAGACTGTTAAAGTACACAGCCAGGGGCTCGATGCTGACGGAATACGAGGAAAGCCTTTTCGCGGAACATGTCGACCACATCGTGGTTTATGAAAGAACGGAGATCGGGTTCGCTATGAAGTGCGGCCCGGTTTTCCGGGAGAGGTTATGAGATGGAACATACACCATACGGGTACGTTATCAACGATGGCAGGGCGGTTATCGTTGAAGAACAGGCAGCCAACATCCGGCAGATTTGTGAGAATTATCTGGCCGGGATGTCCTTTAAGAAAGCAGCGGCAGCGGTTGGGCTGCACATGAACCATTGCGGAGTGAAGCAGCTTATGCTGAACAAGAGGTATCTGGGAAACTGTTTTTATCCGGCTATCCTGACGGAAGAAACGGTTCGGAAGGTCGAGGAAGAGCGAATCCGCCGGGAGACGGCGCTCGGGCGTGAAAGACCGAAAGGGAAGAGTGGTGTGTCAACGGGAATCATATATACGGAGTTTTCAGCTCCAAAGATTATTAAGAAATATAAAAATCCAATCAGGCAGGCCGAATATGCCTACAGCCTGATCAGAAACGAGGTGAGCGGGTAATGGTGCCGGCACAGAACATTATGGTTATCCCGGCAACGCGTATAATCGGTACGCAGAAGCCTGACGGGAGGGAACAGAAAAAAAGAGTGGCCGCATACTGTCGTGTATCGACGGAACTCGAGGAACAGGAATCCAGTTACGAGGTGCAGGTCGAACACTACAAGGCCTACATCGAAAACAACCCCGAATGGGAACTGGCCGATATCTATGCGGATGACGGGATAAGCGCTACCAGCACAGCAAAGCGGGATGAGTTCAATCGGATGATACAGGACTGCAGGGAAGGCAAGATTGACATGATCCTGACCAAATCCATCAGCCGGTTTGCGCGTAATACAGTAGACTGCTTGAAATTTACAAGGGAACTGAAGAGCCTGAACATAGCGGTTTATTTTGAAAAGGAAAACATAAACACCCTGGATTCCAAGGGCGAGGTTCTCATGACCATCATGGCCGCCTTGGCACAGCAGGAATCAGAGTCCTTGTCAGCGAATGTCCGGCTGGGCTTGCAGTTCCGTAACCAGCAGGGAAAAATCCAGATTAACCACAACCGGTTCCTTGGTTATACCAAAGACGAGGAAGGCAACCTGGTTATTGTGCCGGAAGAAGCTGAAATTGTCCGGCGTATCTACGCAGAATACATGGATGGACAGAGTTTCCAAAAGATCAAGCGTGGGCTGGAGGCAGACGGGATTCGCAACGGGGCAGGGAACACCAAATGGCATGAGACCAATATAAAACAGATCCTGACCAACGAAAAATATATCGGTGACGCGCTTTTGCAAAAGACCTATACAGTTAATACGCTGGAAAAGAAGCGGGTGGTCAACAACGGGATTGCGCCGAAGTATTATGTGGAGGGCAGCCACGAAGCAATCATCTGCAAGGACGTATATCTTCGTGTACAGGCTGAAATCGACCGGAGGGCGAATATTACGGCCGGTGGAAAAAAACGAATATACAGTTCCCGGTATGCTTTGTCGGGCATCGTTTTCTGCGGGCACTGTGGTGATATCTTCCGGAGGGTCAAATGGAACAACCGGGGTTGCAAGTCCACAGTCTGGCGATGCGTGAGCCGGGTTTTGAAGAAGCAAAGCGGGGTAGACTGCCTGGCGAGGACGCTCCGTGAAGAAGATTTGCAGGCTGCGGTTGTCACGGCAATCAATGATGCGTTTGCGCAACAGGACAGCGTGATCCCGGTACTGCAAGAGAACGTCCGGGCGGTTCTTGAGAGCGATACGGAAGAGAGGTTGGCTGCGGTTGAGGCAGCCCTTAAGGAAAAACAGATGGAACTGCTTAAAGCCGATAGGGACCAGTTTAATGAAATAGGGGATGCTATTATTAGCCTCCGGGAAGAACGGCAGGCCATACTTACCGAAATAGCGAATAATACAGAGCTGCAAGAACGGGTCGATGACCTTGCTTCCTTCCTGGGCGAACAGTCAGAGGCGCTCACGGAATACTCCGAAACACTGGTAAGGCGGCTGATCGAGAAAGTAACGGTCTATGACGAAAAGCTGACGGTGGAATTTAAATCAGGGTTGTCGGTTGATGTGGACGCCTAAGATAGTTTATAGATTGTTCATCAAAAACCGACAGGCGTTTGAAATCCATTCATAGTGCCACAAACAATCTGCATACCGCTAAAGAAATGGTTAGCGATATGCAGATTGTTATTGGGTGAATATAACATTTGACTTTTCGGTTGGTTTGAGTGATGAATGCTTTAATATAGGGGCAGCAAAATAGCAACCCCTTGGAAGGAGCTGACAGAATATGAATGAAAAAGAAAAAGAGCAAGTCATCAAATTACGGGCTGTGGGAAAAGGGTACAGAGCAATCTCTAAAACTTTAGGAATATCCGCAAACACCATAAAATCATTCTGTAGAAGGAAAAACATCAATTCTGATACAGCCTGCAAACTCCTTGAAATGACTTCTATTGAAACGACTTTCTGCGATAACTGCGGGCGGGAGATTAAGCAGATACCTAAGCGGAGAAAAAGGCGCTTCTGTTGCGATGAGTGCCGGAACCAGTGGTGGAACAGCCATCTTGATCAGGTGAAAAGACAGGCATACTACAGATTTAAATGCGCCCATTGTGGCAGAGTGTTCCAGGTTTACGGAGACAGGCGCAGAAAGTATTGCAGTTACGAGTGTTACATTGCTGCCCGTTTTAAAGGAGGTAACGATAAGCTTGCTACAGATTCAAATACGCCCATTGAGGAAAGGGATTCCAAGTGTATGGATAAAGGAGAACGTAAAACGGCAGCCACGAGTGTTACATCGCTACCAGTTTTAAAAGAGGTGAACGAAAAACTTGCTAAAAAAACAAATAAGCCCATTGTGGAAGGGAGTACTGAATTTACTGAGGCGGTCGCAGAAAGCATTGTAGCCATGAGTGTTACGTTGCCGCCTGTTTCAAAGGGCGGGAATGCCATGAATAATAAAGAAGATGAAGAGGCCCCTAAAGCAATGATGTCTAAAGAAGATTTTCATAACGAATTGATGTACCAGACTACCATGCACTTTGCCCGGGAGATGCTCAAAAAAGGTATAATCAATGAGGAAGAATACAAACAAGTCAGTGATTTTTTTATCAAAAAATACAAGCCGATTTTTGGTACAATATTTTCTAATATATATTGAGAATAACAGTTAAATAATTGCTGCATATCGCTAAAGAAACAGTTAGCGGTATGCAGTTTTTTATCGGGTCAATATAACATTTGACTTTTCAGGGTGCTTGAGTGATGAATGCTTTGACGAAGGGGATACCAAAATATCAACCCATTGGAAGGAGCAGAAAATAATGAATAATAACACGGATTTAACAGGTCGACAAGATGTTGTCCCTAAAAAGCGGAAGGTGTTGTCGCTGGAAGAGAAAAGGAAACGAAAAAGGGCTTATAGGCGTGAGTATTACAAAAATCATAGGGAAGAATGTCTTAAACGGGATGCCGAGTATCGGAAAAATAACAAAGATAAAATGCGTAAACGATATGCCGAGTATTACAGAAGTCATAGGGAAGAATGCCTTAAACGATATGCCGAGTATTACAAAAATCATAGGGAAGAATGTCTTAAACGAGTAGCCGAGTATCGGAAAAATCATAGAGAAGAATGTCTTAAACGGGAAGCTGAGTATCGCGAAAGAAACAGAGATAAAATTCGTAAATGGGATGCCGAGTATCGCAATAATAACAGGGAGAAGTTACGTAAATACATGGCAGAACTTCGCAAAAAACATAGGGAAGTGCTACGAAAAAGAGCTATTGAGTATTACATAAAAAATAGGGAAAAACTTCGAAAAAAAGCTGTTGAGTATCGCAAAAACCATAGGGAAAAAATACTTAAACGCGAAGCTGAGTATCGCAAAAACCACAGAGAAGAGCTTCGAATAAAAGCTGCCGAGTATCGTAATAATCACAAAGAGGTTTGTCGTAGAAAAAATGCTGAATACCAAAAAAACCACAGAGAGCAAATTAATAGAAGAAGAAGGATCTTAAGGATTAAAAAGAAGCTGATAGCTGAAAATACCATAACACCTGAATGGCAAAAAGTTCTTGATGAACTTGACCGCGAAATGTATTTGAATGATTACCGTCAAAATCGATTGCGTGACCCGGGTTTTGACAGAAGGCTTACTAGACATTATTATGACCATACCGATACGTATTCGCCTGATCCCTGGAATATGGTTTATAACAATAATGATTGTGTGGAAACGGCGCTGTTCCCGGAAATGAGGGCTGCGGCTAAGACAGAGAAACCGGAGATTGCACAGGTACATCGCATCATTGAAGAAGAATGCACGGAAATCGAGCGGAATCTGGTTGACTTATATTTTGGTGATAGGATGAAACTGGTAGACATCAGTCAGGTTGAAGCCGCTCAGACCGGAAAGGCGCCAACTGTTCGAGCGTTAAGCATGCGTAAAAGGAGGCTTCTTGATAAGGTGGCCAAACACTTAGGGGTTAAGCATGAGAGTCGTTGGGTCGGGCCTAAATCTAAACAGCGTGAAATTGATGAGAAGAGCAAGAATGTAATTGATTAATCTTATACAATCGTTAATGGCATTTAAATATAATAAAAAAAACAAGTTAAAAATACGAAATCGTTATTTTACTTGACGTAATGAGAAATAAAAAATATAATTACCGTAAGCAATTTATGCGAATTTTGAATAAAGGAGATTTGAATTGACATGTTACAAAAGAATTTCATAGATGAAACAGAAATCAGAAAGTATTATCAAGACGAATATCAGACAAAAATGCAAAAGACGTTAGAATCTTTGGAAAAGTGTCTAACAAAAAATAATTTGAAGAACTTGCCAACAGTACGTTTAGCAAAAATATCTTTAAGCAATTTTAAAAATGTTGAAAAGGGAGAAATAACGTTTAGTTGTGGTAAAAAATATGTACCTTATGGCACTGAGGCGGATATTCTAGGATTGTATGGTCAAAATGGATCG